AAGTGCCTGAAGAACCGCTAGTACCTGAACTGCCAGAAGAGCCAGAAGTTCCAGATGAACCTGAGCTTCCGCTCGATCCACTAGTACCAGAAGTACCACTAGTTCCAGAAGAACCAGAAGTTCCACTTGTACCGGATGTACCTGAAGATCCTGAAGATCCACTAGTTCCTGAAGAACCTGATGTGCCGCTAGTACCATCCGTTCCTGAACTGCCTGAGCTTCCGCTTGTACCTGAACTGCCTGATGTTCCTGAAGAACCGCTAGTACCGTCTGTGCCCGAAGATCCGCTTGTACCTGAAGTTCCACTGGATCCAGAAGAACCTGATGTACCGTTTGATCCAGAAGTACCACTAGAACCTGAAGATCCTGAGCTTCCACTTGTGCCTGAAGAACCTGAGCTTCCACTAGTTCCCGATGATCCTGATGTACCGCTTGTACCGTCTGTACCTGAAGAACCTGAAGTACCGTCTGTTCCGCTAGAGCCAGAAGTTCCGCTTGTTCCCGAAGATCCACTGGATCCAGAAGAACCTGATGTGCCGCTGGAGCCACTAGAACCTGAACTGCCTGAAGTACCTGAGCTTCCGCTCGTTCCTGAAGTACCTGAGCTTCCCGAAGAGCCGCTAGTACCGTCTGTTCCTGAGGATCCAGAAGTACCTGAGCTTCCCGAAGTACCGTCTGTACCGCTTGAACCTGAAGTACCGTCTGTACCGCTTGAACCTGAAGTTCCGTCTGTACCTGAACTACCAGATGTTCCACTAGAACCTGAAGTACCGTTTGTTCCAGAAGAACCACTAGTGCCTGATGAACCTGAACTGCCTGAGCTTCCACTAGTTCCGTCTGTGCCGCTTGAACCGCTAGTACCTGAGCTTCCACTAGTACCGTCAGTACCGCTTGAGCCTGAAGTACCTGAGCTTCCACTTGTACCATCTGTTCCAGAGGAACCTGAAGTTCCACTAGATCCACTAGTACCGTCTGTTCCTGAAGATCCACTCGTACCATCTGTTCCAGATGAACCTGAAGTACCTGAAGTTCCATCTGTACCACTTGAACCTGACGTTCCACTAGTACCTGAAGAGCCTGATGTACCGTCTGTTCCTGAACTACCGGAAGTACCACTTGTACCGTCTGTTCCTGAACTACCGGAAGTACCACTTGTACCGTCCGTTCCGGAGGAACCACTAGTACCATCAGTACCCGAAGATCCACTTGTTCCGCTTGAACCAGATGTACCATCAGTACCCGAAGATCCACTTGTTCCGCTTGATCCGCTTGTACCGTCTGTGCCGCTTGAGCCTGAAGTTCCGTCTGTACCTGAAGATCCGCTTGTTCCACTGGAGCCTGATGTACCGTCTGTACCTGAAGATCCTGAAGTACCGTCTGTACCTGAAGATCCGCTAGTACCGTCTGTTCCGGAGGAACCTGAAGTACCTGAACTACCAGACGTACCATCTGTACCAGAAGATCCACTAGACCCTGAAGTACCGCTAGAGCCTGAGGTTCCGTCTGTACCTGAAGAGCCTGAAGTTCCACTAGAGCCTGATGTTCCTGAAGATCCTGAAGTACCATCTGTACCTGAAGAGCCTGAAGTACCATCTGTTCCTGAGCTTCCACTAGTACCGTCAGTACCGCTTGAGCCTGAAGTACCTGAGCTTCCGCTAGTTCCGTCTGTACCTGAAGAACCGCTTGTACCTGAAGAACCGCTTGTTCCTGAAGTACCATCTACTCCGGATAAACCGGATGTTCCGCTAGTACCGTCTGTGCCTGAGCTTCCACTAGTTCCATCAGTACCTGAAGATCCGCTAGTACCGTCTGTTCCTGAACTGCCTGAAGTACCATCAGTACCTGAAGAGCCACTAGTACCGTCTGTGCCTGAGCTTCCACTAGTACCTGATGTACCGTCTGTGCCGCTTGATCCGCTAGTACCTGAGCTTCCTGAAGTACCATCCGTTCCGGATGAACCGCTTGTACCGTCTGTGCCTGAGCTTCCGCTAGTGCCGCTTGAACCACTAGTACCTGAGGTACCGTCTGTGCCGCTAGACCCACTTGTACCGCTTGAACCGGAAGTACCGTCTGTTCCGCTACTTCCTGATGTTCCCGAACTACCGGATGTACCGCTAGTTCCTGATGAACCTGAAGTTCCAGCAATAGCACCAACTGAAGTTAAAACAAAAGAGTAATTAGCTGTTCCTTCAGTATACCAAGTTACATTTCTATTGTTAGTTCCTTGATCTACTACATATATCTTAGCGATCATTCGATCGGTTGTATTAATTGTAGTAGTTGGAAGAACTAAATCTATGTTTACTTCTACTGGAATTAATGAACTAACATATCCAATTGAAGCTTGACTTGTCGATATGACTGTTCCATATCCAATTCCACTAGAATTAGCTAATTCGATAGTAACAAAAGTATCTGTATTATCGTTTATGTTATTCTTTATATAGTGTAAATGGAATCTTTGTGTTCCTGCAGGAATTACTGAAAATCCTAATTCTGGTGTTATAAATTCTTGAACTAAAACTGGCGTACTACCATTAGTTGTTTTAAGAATTGACTGTTGAGCTCCCCCAGTCGGTATGACAGACAACTCTTTGTATGTACTGATTCCACTAGAAACAGATTCATTGAAGTAATAAATTTGTCCTGCTGAAATTCCATTTAATCCGCTTGTTCCTGAAGTACCATCTGTACCACTTGATCCCGAGGTACCGTCTGTACCTGAAGATCCTGATGTACCTGAGCTACCGCTAGTACCGTCTGTTCCGGAGGAACCTGAAGTACCATCAGTACCTGAAGAGCCAGAAGTACCAGAAGAACCTGAAGTACCATCAGTGCCGCTTGAGCCAGAAGTACCATCAGTACCTGAAGATCCTGATGTACCTGAGCTACCACTAGTACCGTCTGTTCCGGAGGAACCTGAAGTACCGTCTGTACCTGAAGATCCTGAAGTACCTGAACTACCACTAGTCCCATCAGTTCCTGAAGATCCTGATGTACCTGAGCTACCACTAGTACCGTCTGTTCCTGAGGAACCTGAAGTACCGTCTGTTCCAGAAGAGCCTGAAGTACCGTCTGTACCGCTTGACCCACTAGTACCACTTGAACCTGAAGTTCCGTCTGTACCTGAAGAGCCGCTTGTACCATCAGTACCTGATGAACCGCTTGTTCCAGAAGAACCGGAGCTTCCGCTTGTACCTGAAGAACCACTAGTACCAGAAGTTCCACTAGTTCCTGATGCAACACCCAATGTGGTTACAACATATGAATAGTGTTCAGTACCTTCAGTATAGAATGTGATAGTTCTTGGCTGATTATCACCGTTATTTACGTATATGTCAATTACAAGTCTATCTGTAATAAGTAATGCTGCCGATGTTACGATAGCATTCATTTTAGTTTCAACAGGAGTCGTATTATTAGTATCCCATCCTATTTGTACATCATCTGCAGTAAATAATAATGTTTTTGACCCACCTGTAGAATTTACTTTAGATACTGTATAATATGATGATACGTTAGCGTTCTGAGTAGGTTTAGTGAAATACAAATATCCGTGCCATATACCATTTGGTATTATTGTAACTCCTGGATAATCAGCTACCGTAACAAATGATGAATTTACTAGAACATTTTGTTGGTTAGCCGTAAGTGTTACAACATCAGTGTATTCGGGAGCAGTCGTTGTTAATAGACCTAATGTTACGTCACCAGCAATATCACTAGTCTCAGAAGCATTGAAGAATAGGTTAACACCGCCTGATAATGCACTTTCTCCTGATGTTCCGCTTGTTCCACTTGATCCTGAAGTACCGCTTGAACCGGAAGATCCAGAAGTACCTGAGCTGCCACTAGTTCCTGAAGATCCACTAGAACCTGAAGTTCCACTGCTTCCTGATGTACCTGAAGAGCCAGATGTTCCACTTGACCCACTAGTTCCACTTGAACCAGATGTACCGCTTGATCCAGAAGACCCTGAAGATCCGCTTGTGCCACTAGAACCTGAACTGCCTGAAGTACCTGAGCTTCCGCTCGTACCTGATGTACCTGAAGATCCACTAGAACCGCTCGTTCCGCTTGTGCCACTTGAACCTGATGTTCCACTTGATCCAGAAGAACCAGAGCTTCCTGATGTACCTGAAGATCCTGAAGTACCATCTGTACCTGAAGAACCACTTGTTCCTGAAGAGCCGCTGGTACCTGAAGTACCGTCTACTCCGGATAAACCGGATGTACCGCTTGTACCGCTTGTACCATCTGTACCTGAGCTTCCTGAAGTACCATCTGTACCTGAGCTTCCTGAAGTACCGTCTGTACCACTTGAGCCTGAAGTACCATCTGTACCAGAAGATCCGCTAGACCCTGAAGTACCGTCTGTTCCTGAAGAGCCTGAAGTACCACTTGAGCCAGATGTACCGTCTGTACCCGAAGAGCCGCTAGTTCCGTCTGTTCCTGAAGTTCCGGATGATCCGCTAGTACCGTCAGTACCACTTGAACCGCTAGATCCAGAAGTACCTGATGAGCCTGAACTTCCAGAAGTTCCGCTTGTACCATCTGTTCCGCTTGAGCCAGAAGTACCAGAAGATCCGCTTGATCCTGATGTTCCGCTCGTACCATCTGTACCTGAAGAGCCTGATGTACCTGAGCTACCGCTAGTACCGTCTGTCCCTGAAGAGCCACTTGTACCGTCTGTGCCGCTTGATCCTGAAGTTCCTGAGCTTCCGCTAGTTCCATCAGTACCTGAAGAGCCTGATGTACCTGAGCTACCGCTAGTACCGTCTGTCCCTGAAGATCCTGAAGTACCTGAACTACCAGAAGTACCACTAGAGCCTGAAGATCCTGAAGTACCTGAGCTTCCGCTCGTACCATCTGTTCCACTTGATCCTGATGTACCATCAGTGCCGCTTGAACCTGAAGTTCCTGAACTTCCACTAGTACCATCAGTACCCGAAGAGCCAGAAGTACCAGAAGAACCTGAAGTACCTGAAGATCCTGAAGTACCTGAACTACCGCTAGTACCGTCTGTTCCTGAAGATCCTGAAGTACCGCTTGAACCGGAAGTACCGTCTGTACCTGAAGATCCTGAAGTACCAGAACTTCCACTTGTCCCATCTGTACCGCTTGAACCTGAAGTTCCATCTGTACCGCTTGAACCTGATGTACCGTCTGTACCGCTTGACCCACTAGTACCACTTGAACCGGAAGTACCGTCTGTTCCGGAGGAACCTGAAGTACCTGAACTACCAGACGTACCGTCTGTACCAGAAGATCCGCTAGACCCTGAAGTACCGCTAGATCCTGAAGTTCCATCTGTACCTGAAGAGCCTGACGTACCTGAGCTTCCTGAAGTACCATCTGTACCTGAGCTTCCTGAAGTACCATCTGTACCTGAAGATCCTGAAGTACCGGATGAACCTGAAGAGCCTGAAGTTCCGCTTGTACCGTCAGTACCACTTGATCCTGAAGTTCCGTCTGTACCTGAAGAGCCGCTTGTACCATCTGTTCCTGAGGAACCGCTTGTTCCAGAGCTACCTGAAGTTCCATTCACACCAGATATTCCAGATGTACCGCTCGTTCCTGAACTACCTGAGCTACCGCTTGTACCATCTGTTCCTGAACTGCCAGAAGTTCCGCTTGTTCCATCAGTACCTGAACTACCGCTCGTACCATCTGTTCCTGAACTGCCAGAAGTACCGTCTGTGCCACTTGATCCTGAAGTTCCGTCTGTTCCTGAAGTACCACTAGAGCCTGAGGTTCCGTCTGTGCCTGAAGAGCCAGAAGTACCGTCTGTCCCTGAAGACCCTGAAGTACCTGAGCTTCCGCTTGTACCGTCTGTTCCTGAGGAACCTGAAGTACCGTCTGTCCCTGAAGACCCTGAAGTACCTGAGCTTCCGCTTGTACCGTCTGTTCCTGAGGAACCTGAAGTACCTGAGCTACCTGAAGTTCCATCAATACCGCTTGTTCCGCTAGTTCCATCTGTTCCAGAAGAGCCGCTCGTACCGTCTGTTCCTGAGGAACCCGAAGTACCGTCTGTACCGCTTGACCCGCTAGTACCGTCTGTTCCGCTTGAGCCTGAAGTTCCTGAACTTCCGCTAGTACCATCAGTACCGCTTGAACCACTAGTACCGTCTGTTCCTGAGCTTCCGCTAGTACCTGAGGTACCGTCTGTTCCCGAGCTTCCACTGGTGCCTGATGTACCGTCTGTTCCGCTAGAACCAGAAGTACCGTCAATTCCTGAAGTTCCCGAAGTACCTGAAGAGCCGCTCGTACCGTCTGTTCCTGAGCTTCCGCTAGTACCTGAGGTACCGTCTGTACCTGAAGAGCCTGAAGTACCGTTAATTCCTGATGTACCTGAAGATCCGCTTGTTCCATTTACTCCAGAAATTCCCGAAGTACCTGAAGTACCATTAATTCCCGAAGTACCGCTAGAACCTGAAGTACCGTCTATTCCTGAAGTTCCACTAGAACCGCTAGATCCTGAACTCCCAGAAGATCCACTTGTTCCAGTTGTTCCTGAAGATCCGCTTGTTCCATTTACTCCAGAAATTCCCGAAGTACCTGAAGTACCACTGACTCCAGAAGAACCTGAAGAACCTGAAGTACCGTCTATTCCGCTTGTTCCTGAAGAACCTGAACTACCACTAGTTGTTGCACTTCCTCCACCTGCAGATGCTGGATATAAGAATGATGCTGTGTATGTGTCTATCTTAATATAGACAGGAATTGGACTAGTTAAAGGTTCGGTGACAGTCACATATGAAGGTGAAGCTGCCGAATCATAATATAACACATCTCCTGGGTTTCCAGGTAATGCGAAATCCGTCTTAATTATTTTACCAAACGGTCTGACTGTAAGGTTACCGTCTTCCGGCTCGTTTACAGAAGAAACGATACCGAATGCTTTCTTCACTTCTGAAACATCATTCTCATCGACCGGTAAGAACACATAATCTATTCCAGATAGCCCTATGTAGACTAACTGACCTACGTTATATGATGAATATATTAAATTGTTAGGATCAAAGTTGTAATGGCTTACTGCAAAGTTACGATATTGAAACCTAGCGTATGCGTCGTTTATCCAATAGCCACCGTCAGGTAGGTTAGGAGACATTAACTGGATTGCAGGTAAAATCGGTTCACCGGTCTCAGATATTGAAAATATCACGCCGTTTAAAGTATCTTGTGGGTAGTTACTTCCGTTAAATGTATAATCGCTTAATAGATTATAAAGATTAGTATCTCTTAACGTAACTTGTACCTCAACTGTAGTGTTTACTGTGACTGCTGTAATCTCAAAAGCTAAACCCGACTGTTGTAGGATCCACATCCCAACCTCAATGTCGTTCCCGTTAAACTCATAATTAGGAATCTCGGATGTACTTAGAGGAATTATGTCTAAGATACAGTCAAATTCATAAGGAAATCCATCATATGCGCTGGCTGGGTTATTATAGTTTCTAGAGACCGAAACCGATCCGTTTCTCACGGATGCAACCATTGTAACGGGTAGTCTAGGAATTTGTGCCATATCTAATCCTTATTGTTTTCAATTTTTATATGAATATTGTGTTGTCTGAGAACTGCCATGTCAAATAAAGTCTATATCCTGCTCCTGAATTGACTCCAGTAAAAGTGGAAGATAGACCAGTTATTCCTATTGAGGTAGTCGCAAAGTTTTGTCTAGCACTGGTACCTGATCCGCCTGTTCCTGCAACTGCCTTTGAAATAAAGATGTTAGTCGAATTCTCAGCATGTGTCATAAAGTTTAAAGCAGTCTGTGTTTCAGGGTGAGTTATCGTTATTTGAGACGAGCTGTCTCTAGTGAAGCTCCAACCAGGTTCGCTCAATAGGTCGTTACCGTCTGGATCTTCTGCTGCTAGAAAAGGTGTCGCTGCATCAATCGAACCGCTATTAAAGAGAATCTTTAAAACGTATGACTTCATCAAGCTAGTACCTGCAGGTCCAGCAGGTCCGGCTGCTCCAGCAGGGCCAGTAGCTCCAGCAGGGCCAGTAGCTCCAGCAGGACCTTGAGGTCCTGGTGCACCAGTAGAATAAGTAAGATCAAATATCTGACCGTTCTCATCTGTGTAGTAAACTGTTTGAGTAGTTGGTGTGTATGCTGTCTCGTAACCAGGCCCGCCTATCCAAATTATTCCATTGTCTTGTGCAGGGTTTGGTGGAATCGGAGGACTGCCGTCTAATTCGGCTAGGGTTAAGTAATTTGAAAAACCTCCCTGAGTAAGACTAACCCAGCCCTTACTCTGTAAGTAGCCAATGAAGTCTTCTCCGAATTGAGGTTTTTGATTTTGGATTCCAGTATAAATTACCTCACCTGGAACTCCTTGATCCGGCCAATCATTAAAGTCAGTAAACCTTAATCTTTGTGATTCGGCTACCTTTACTAATAACTCCTGGCCTTCCGCTCTACCTAAAGAATCTATCGTAAACGTAGTTATCCCATCCGTTTTAAGAGATAGGGTATTTAGTACATTTACGAATTGAAAGTTTCCAGTATTTACCGTAAAGTTATTGTTCGTCTCATCGTATTGGATGTTATTTAAGAACTCCAATGTAGCTGACGATAGGCTCTTAAAATTTAGGTTAGTAATGTCTACAATGGAAGTAAGACTCGACGTAGTCAACTGTCTCGTAGAGTTCAGATTTGTATAAATAGACATCTTCCTGTGCTGTTATTTTTTTTATTTATTTGCCAATTAAGGCGCCTGTCGTGTAAAACAGATTATTCGATTATCTTGGTCGAAGAATCGAACGTTGCCAGCAAAGAAAGTTTACCTCGATATACTAAACATTCTCTTAGATCTGCCGTGATTGGCAGTTTTTCGGAATTTTCTAGAAAGCTAGATGCAATCTCATTTGCTCCTCCTAAGTATTCACATTCATATAGCTTTGAAAACTTTATCAAGTTATTTGAGTGGACTATACAATCAACTAGTTTTGAGTTTCTGAGTATGCTGCTCTCAACCAGACAGTTTTTTAGTTCACCTTCAATCTTACAATCGAAGAATTCAGCATTCTCTACCATTAGGTTGTTTTCAAACTTTGCACCCTTTACTTGAAACTTTTTTCTTTTAGAATCCCAATTAAACGCAGCTTCATCTATTCCGCCAGCCGCTGCGAATTCAAATAATCTCTCTCGCATCGTTGAATACTGTGACTCGATTAGCATTTCATCCATCCTTAGGTCCATTGATAATGAGGCATTTGGAAAAGCTGACTTAAAGCTAGTATAAGATCTAGTCTTGTTTAATGCTTCTTGTAAAGACTTTGAAAGTTCCTCTATCTTAGATTGTTCCTTTTCAGAATATCTTAGATTCTCTTTTAGAGTAGCATATAGATTTTCTATCACTAGGTTTATTGTGTCTACTGATTCTCTTTTCTTTTTAGTATATGACTTTCCTCCTATATAGTTTATAGAAATGATCTTTTTACCTAGGTTTGAAAAATCGTTTCCGAAAAACTCTGATTCAGATAAAATTAGGTGGTGTGGATCAAGTCGTTCTAAAAGTTTAGTAGAGATCATAGTCTCATATGCTCTTTTGATCTTTATGTGTTTCAATTGGCCTTGATATACTAGCTTTGAATCGTTTTCAGATTGTGGCCACCATTCAAATATCTGTTTTTCATTAAGACTAATTAGGTATTTTAAACGATTTAGTTTATCTAATCCTGTTCCTAGTCCTAGGCTTTTTTCATTCATTAAGATTGAAGTCTTTACTCCACAACGATCGGTAGTAAAGCCGATCTCGTCTATCACGTTCATGGCCTTTAAAAAAAGGTGAACTGCTTCGTTATAAGGTAAAAACTTAGTTGAAAAGGAAAGCTCCTTATATCCTTTAGAATATGTGGGTTCTAGTTTAAACTGTCCTTCGTTAGACTCGTATGCCTTTGCCATTTTATTGGACCACATCACCTTTACTCCTAAAGCTTTTGCTAACTTAGAAGCCGCATCTTTTCTTGAAAGAGGAGAAAAGAAGTCAAAATTAAAGGAAAGCTTTACGCTCTCATAAACACTTTTATTATCTAGTGACTTAAACATAGTAACGTCTTTGAGTTATTTATCTTATTAAAATTAGGTTAGAGTATTAAAAGGTATAGTTTTGTTCTTTTCTAAGGAGGATAAATAAAATAAATTTAGACACTAGATGGCAAGCGCTACTGATAATTTCAAGGTATTAAACAGACTTTCTACCTATATTCAAGACATATTGGGTCAGACGATAAACACCTTAACTGCTAGATTTAGTCAGAGTCGAAACATATTTACGTCAGCCTCACCATTTGGTCAGTTATTATTGGTAACAGAAAACCTAACTCAATTGATTTTCTATTACATCGAAGACTCGATAACAGAGTTAAACGTTAACGAAGCAACTCGTCTAACATCGATCTATTCATTAGCATCATTGGCTGGACATAATCCAAGTAGATCAGTGTCAGCGACTGGAGAAATAAGTCTATCCATACTTGCAGGAGAGACTGAATTTCCGTCCGATCTTGTAATTATCCCAAACCTCACCAAGATTCGTTGTTTAAATAACGGTTTGCCTTATGTCATCGATCTTCCTCAAGACGAGATCAAGTTTAACTTCAATGGTTCAAGCAACGGTTTGAAACTAGCGATACGACAAGGAACTGTTGAAAAGCAAACGGTTACAGGTACAGGTTTACCAGTTACTAGTTTCTCAATAGGTAGTCCTCAAAACTTCCACATCGATAACTTTTATGTTAACGTTTATGTTAATGGAGAAAAGTGGAAAAAGTATGAATCGATTCTAGACATGCCAAGAAACGAGAACGGGTTTATCGCAAAGACTGGAATAACTAGCGGATTAGACATATACTTTGGAAACTATAACTATGGAAAGATTCCACCTAAGGGTTCTGAAATAATCGTGGAGTACATAATAAACGATGGAGTGCTAGGTAACATAAGAACGGACGATGTCAATTCAGTAAAGTTCGATTTTGTAGACACTGGCTTTAGCATCCTAGGCGATGAGATCGATCTAAATGAGTTTATTGAGATCGCGACAACGAATCCTCCATTTTTTGGAGTAAATCCAGAAGATTCTCAATTGACTAAACTGCTTGCACCTAGACAGTCCAAGAGCTTTGCCTTAGTAAACGTTGACCACTATGAGAGCGTTCTTAGAAGGCTAAAGCTTTTCTCAATAATTCAGGTTTACTTGAATGAGTTAGACAACAGAGTCATCAACCTTTTCTTAGTCCCAGACATACGTAAGACTTTTACTAATCCTCAGGACTATTTTAGCGCAAACATAGATAAGTTCATAATGAGCGATTTCCAAAAGAACTCCCTTTTACAATACATAGAGAAGTGTGGAAGCAAGTTAATATCTACTGACATCCAAATAATTGACCCTATTCCTAGTGAGTATGTCATAAACGTCTCAATAATCGCATACGATGACGTTACTACAGACATAATAAAAAGAGACATCTTAAATAACATAGCAACGTTCTTTATACAAACTACTAGAAGGAATCGTATTCCAAAGAGTGACATAATAAAGATAATAGAAGAGATTAACGGCGTAGACTCAGTCGCGATAACAATCGTTTGTAAGAAAAACGAAATATCTAAAATTGAAAATCCAAACGCTACTGATATTGGAGTCGATGAATTCAATGACATGATAATATCAGAAAAAGAACTACCTTTAGTTAGAGGAGGATTCACTGACCGTTACGGAAACGTATATTCTACTGGAATAACTGAGAACGCACTAGGACCAGTCAACATACAGATAAAAGAAATAATAGGAAGAAAGGAGGCTTAACATGGTAAAAGACAGCATATTTAGACCGATTTACACCAGAAAAGAACAAAGGCTTAATACTGGTTACGATTACAAGGATAAGATCATGAAAAACTCCATTTCATCTTATATGTTTGGAGTAAATGATAACCTAGACTATTTTATAGGACAGTTAGATAAAATAGTTTATGAATGGGCAGAGTCAGTAAAACAGATAAAGATTTTTGCTAACCCTGCGCTAGATAAACACGAAAACAAGATAAGATAATAAACGTATGGCCAAAGGAAAAAGCGGCATGAGCCCAGAAAACCGTCGCCACTTGAAAGACGAGATAAGCAGTCTACTTAGCGCAATAGGTCAGGAAACACACACTGACATGGTAGTAGATGACGTCGTTTCAGAGCAGACAAAAAAAGAAAGCCCATATGACTTTGAGGAGATGAGTAATCAGTTCACCAAAAAGGCTAGGCAGATAACCGATTCTTTATTCAAGAATTTTGTTGACGTTGGGATCTTTGAAGAAAACGATTATGCGAAACACAAGAAGGAGCTTGACACCATAAACATCTCAAACCTTTTCTTTCAATTAAAGACGATTAAGATCACAATAATCAAGGTGATGGAGGAAATAACTTCCGGAAACACTCATCCTAGGTTGATTGAAGTCATGGGTCAGTTACAAGACAAAATGGCGTCTATCACGAAGATGCAGGCGAACTATGTTCTATTTCTAGAAGATACTTATAGGAAGCTAAATAGTGAGGCTCCTGTGAACCCGGATTCTCAACAGATAGGTTCTAGTCCAGAAGAAGGCCAGTTCTTTATCACTGTCGGTACTAAAAACCTAATAAAGAGCTTACCTTCTGAACCAAAGACTGAAGGAACTCAAGTTCCTACTGGCAGCCTAATCGATCCTACTAAGAAAGCCGATCTGATGCGTGAAAGAAACATTCAGATCCAAGAGGATGATGAAAGCGACGATTTTATAGACCTTAACGAAATACTCTAAGTCGATGAAAGATATAATGTCAAATAGGGGTGCGTTTACTCCAAGAAGAATATCATCAATGTCTGGTGGCGATGAAGATACTAACACATCGGTATGGACGACAGTTAGAATCAATAAGCTATTGGATGAGATTGAGAATGAGGGATTCGATATCAAAGGAATCCATAACTCTCCATTTAAAGACAATGACATTTCTTTAAAACGCGCAAACCTACCCTTTGAATACACGCCTGAAGAATGGGAAATGATGAAGCGTTGCAAGTACGATCTTCTCTATTTTGCAGTAAACTTTTGTAAGATTCAAACAGATGACGGAATAAAGTTTATTAAGGACACTCCAGGATTGAGAGACTTTCAGGAAGAGATCCTCACCTCATTTAAAGGAAACAAGTACAACATCCTAATGGCTAGTCGTCAGACTGGTAAATCGGTGACCTCAGCAATCTTCATCTTATGGTTCCTATTGTTCCATGCAGAAAAGACTGCTCTTGTCGTTGCCGATAACTTTACTACTACTCGAGAGCTATTAGACAAGTTTAGGATCTGTTTAGACGGTCTTCCGTTCTTTATGAAACCTGGAATCAAGCACATTAACTCAGGAAACATCAAGTTCGATAACGATAGTCGTATCGTTGGTAGAACGACTACTAAGAAATCAGGTATCGGTCTTACTGTTAACTTGCTATACATCGATGAGTTTGCCCACATCAACGAGGCTAACTTAGACGAATTCTATCGAGCAATCTTACCTACAATCACGGCTGACCCTAATGCAAAGGTCATCATAACCTCTACGCCAAACGGTAGAAATAAGTTCTATGAGATCTGGCAAGATGCGATAGGCGGAATAAGCGAATACGTTCCTTTAAGAGTAGACTGGTGGCAGGTTAAGGGTCGCGATGAAGAGTGGAAACAAAAGGTCATCGCGAACATGGGATCAGTTGAAGACTTTAACCAAGAGTATGGTCTACAGTTCTTCTCATCAGACCAATTGCTCCTTAATTCTAACGAGCTAAAAAGGTTGTATGGAATAAGAGCAAACTATGTAAACACCTCTTTTATGTTGAGCGAAGAAAGACAGTGGATCAATGACTATTTTACTGTCCATCCTAGCTATGCCAAACGCAGTCCTCTCGAATACAAAAACGATCCTGCATTTTATGTGTTTTCTGTGGATACTGCAGACGGAGTCGGAGGAGACTATTCTGTACTCAACATATACAAGGCAGTCGCTCTACCTGTAAAAGAACTCGTTAAAAAGAGAGAAGCTATTCGCGGTGAACAGGACACTGTCTCATTGATTCAAGTCGCAACATTTAGGACCAATGAAGTCGATGTCAACCAGTTTGCAGCGGCCGTTGAATACATCACATACGATCTGTTTAATCCCGAAAAGGTAAGAATAGTATTGGAGATGAATCATAAGGGAGAGATAATAAAGAACAGGCTTGCCGATAACGAAGAGTTTTGGAACTCCCAGCTAATCCACACTAAACACACAGAAATGGCAGCGCAAGCAAAGCCTGGAATAAGACTTGGCCCTACTAATAAGATAAAGTATTGTGAAAAGTTCAAATACCTGATTGAAGTAATTAGGATAATTCCAAACGATTATTTGACCATCGCAGAGCTAATGTCCTTCGGAAGATCTAAGGGCGGAACTTATAGGGGACAAAACGGAAACGATGACTTAGCTATGACAAGCGTCAACTTGGCTCCAGTCTTTGAATCTTCTCAAATGTGGGACCTATCGATAGCCACCTATGAGGCAACGAGTGAAGACTATCGTAAGGAAGTAGAAGAAAAGATATTTAGTCTTTTTAGGACAGGGTCTACCAAACCTTTATATGATTATGATACTTTACGACAGGTAAACGCACCCTCAAACAAGGCAGAATCAAATAAGGCAAACGCATCCAACGTTTTCGATCTAGAGTCTTTGGAAAAAATGAAAAGAATTAACTCCAAATTTTTTAAAGATTAGGACAATCTTAGTATTATAGTCTTGTGCCAAACAAAAATCTATGAAGACTCTAAAATTTCAAGGTGACATCACGTTAGACGAAGTGTTTAACCACCACAAAAAGGTGATTTATGACAACCTTATCAACTCAATCGAAGAGTCTTACGAAGACTTTGAAAAGACTGAGACTACAATCGTAAAGATAAGCATCAATGACGACATTTACACAATAAACCTTTCGCAAGAAAAGTTTGTGAATGGGCTGGAGAAAGCAATCTCATTTTATGAAGAGCTTGAGGAGTATGAAAAGTGTGCAAAGTGTTTGAAAATGATTAACTCAATAAACAGCAAAAAAATGGAAGTAAACTAATATGAACGAACAAACCAACGCTAAAACTAATGCAAGAATCCAAGAATTATCCGAAAGACTACTATTAAGCGACGTAAAAGAATCAGATAGAAATGAGCTAGCTAGCCT